AGGAGGGATCTGAAAAAGCCGTGGACAAGCAAGAGCAGAGCCATCGACCTAAGTCCAGCCGCGTTCTCTCAACTCGCGCCGCTCGGCAGAGGCGTACTGCAAGTGACAATCGAGGAGTACCCATTGAACAGCGAGACTTTCAGCAAGCCTGTGCGGCGTGGTCTCTAAAGCTCGGAGTCAAACTCAACGCGCTGTTCAACCTGATGCCGCAATACGGTAAGAGCATCCACTGGGCGCGAGAGCGCTACTACGGCGGCACCTTTGTCACTGATGCCGACCTGTACTGGGTCAAGTCGCGCATTGACGATCAGCCTGATCATTCAATCTCCGCAAAGATGCAGCGCTACGCCGCGGCCGTTGATCTGATGTGCCGCGTGTGTGCCGGTGATGAGGACACCACGCCATCCTGCTGGGATCAGACCTGTCCGCTTCGATCTGTCTCGCCGCTCCCACTCAGGGTGACGAAGTGATGCGCTACGATTCGTGGGCGACGGCGCGACCTTATGGTGTGCTGCCGTCACTCGCCCTGCCGGTGGTGTCCTCCCATCGGCAGGGTCTAACCTGGGGCAGCGTAGACGCTCGCACGACCATCATGGCTATCGCCGGTCAGCGAGGAACGAGTGGTGCAACTCCACTCCTGCTCCACCACTACAGGAGGGCAAATGGCTAAGCAGGACAAGTTCGCAGTCTTGAAGAAATGGGTTGCAGAGTCACAGACGCTCATGGGGCTTGACCATTGGGAAGTCACCATCGTTGAGGCCGCAGCCGATGTGGATGCCTGGGCAGACATTGAGCCACACCCACAACAGCCGACCGCAGACCTGCGCGTCGCATTCGACTTCTGGAAGCAGGAGCCAGAGAAGCAGCGCCTGATCTTGACGCACGAGCTGCTGCACCTAGTGCTTGCACGCTATGCACGCATCTCCGAGAACCTTGAGGAGTCTCTCGGTAAACTTGCCTGGGCTGTGATTGAGCCACAACTGGAGGACGGCGAGGAGCGCACCATTGAGCATCTCGCGCGCATCATCGCGCCCTACCTGTCGCTACCGGCATTCCCCAAGGTATGAGGGCGCAGCGACCGTGTCTAACCTGCGGAGTGCTGACGACCTACGGCAACCGCTGCAATGTCTGCGGACCACGCAAGGCGACCGAGTGGGCGAAGAATCGTGGACCATCTCCCTACCGCAATGCCGACTGGCGGAGGCTCAGCATCCAGAAGCGCAAAGAGGTGCCGTACTGCGAGCTGTGTGGACAGCGCGATGGCAACCCAAGCAACCCACTCACCGCAGACCATATCCAGCCGCTGAGCCAGGGAGGCGCGTTGATCGTGCCGACCTATATGCTTCGCACGCTGTGTAGGGTCTGTCACGGTAAAATCACCAAGCATAGGTAGGAGGACATCATGAGCAAGCCGATCATCATCGTCAGCAACACGCCAGTCGCACCGACCGGCTACGGCCAGCAGACCAAGCAACTCGCGCAGCGCATCAAAGCAGACGGCATCCCTGTCGGAGTATCTGCCAACTACGGCGCTCCGACCAACATGGAGGTCGAGGGCATCCAGGTATTCGCTGAGGGGCTGATCAAGTACGCCAATGACTCTGGACCAGAGAACATCGCCATGGCTGCCTCACAAGGTGGCTTTGGCATTACGCTCTTCGATGTGTGGGTGGCGATCAACGATGCCTATCACCAACTGCCGATTGTCTCGTGGGTGCCTATTGACCACGACCCAGTGCCGCCGCGCGTAGCGGAGTGGTGCATCAAGGGTGGCAACAAGCTCATCGTGGCGATGAGCAAGCATGGCGAGCAGGCACTCCTGAAGGCAGGCGTACCGCGCGACCGTTTGGTCTACATCCCTCACGCCATTGACACAAAGATCTGGACGCATGAAGGGCCGACCTGCCGCGATGTGCTTCGCGTGCCGGAGGACGCGCACCTGACCGTGATCACCGCCATGAACAAGGGCAAGCGCAAGTCGTTCCCTGAGATGCTGAAGGCGTGGGCGCTCTTTGCCAAAGAGCATGACGATGCCTACCTGTATCTGCACACCGACCGATGGGGTCACCTAGACGGCATCAATCTCATCCCTGTGCTGAAGGCAGTCGGCGCACCAGAGGATCGCATTCGATGGGTGAATAGCAGCCAGATGCGCGCAGGCATCCCACCTGAGACGCTCGCAGCGATCATGCGTTCTGCCAATGTCCTGCTGCTCGCCTCACGAGGTGAAGGCTTCGGCATCCCTGTGATCGAGGCCCAGGCGTGTGGCACGCCAGTCATCGTGACTGACCATACCGCGCAGCCTGAGCTAGTCCGAGACCACGGCTACATCTGCGAAGGGCAGGAAGAGTGGGATGAGATGCAGGAGTCGTGGTGGAAGATTCCACACATCGGCTACATCTTGCAAGGCTTGGAGAACAATTACACGGATACCAAGTTGGGCCGCGTGGACCGTGCCGCTCTGGCTAAAAAGATGTACGAGTACGACGCTGACTTTGTCTACCTCACAAAGTGGGAACCGCTGTTCCAGAAGATCTTCAAGGGCGAGATCCGGCTAGGCGTACCGGTTGAGCAGCCAGTCGCACTCAACCGCGCACAGCGACGGAAGCAGAAGTGATCGAGCATCTCTGCAAGCCTGGCGACATCCGTGGGCTTGGCAAGCGCCGCTCCTGCTCTCGCGTCCTGTACTGCAACAAGTGCAAGCGCGACCTAGTGCCAGACGCGCCGACCTGCGGTGAGTGCAGTTACTGCCGCCGCACCCAAGAGCGGAAGGATGGCAAGCCGTACTGGGCTGGGAAGGACTGGGTACCCAATGCCGATCTATGAGTTCAAGTGTCCGACCTGCGGCAAGATCGAGGAGCGGATGCAATCAGGCTTTGAGCCGGTCGTGCCACGCTGCGAGTGTGGACCGTGGATGATTCTCCAGCTCACGCAGAGTGCCGTGCTGTTCAAGGGCAAGGGCTGGGCGAAGCGTGACAGAGATGTAAATCGGCGGTCGCGCAAATAGGGGCGCTAGGCTGTTTAGGCAGCCTAGGGTTGCGAGGCCGCATTGATGACGGCTCAGATCAGAGGAGGAAGTATGTGCAAGGTAGATCTAACGAAGCACAACGCACTATGGCTTTGGAGCCGGATTCGATATGACAAGCCTACCTACGACTGGGAGGTATATCTCATGGGCGCAAAGCGCCTAGGCAATGGTCCAACTGCAGGGCAGCAACGAGCGCTGGGCGAGGTGCTTGACCGGCTTGATGAGCCAGAGCGCGTGCTAGTGATCAAGCGATGGGGTTTGAACCCAGAGCAACCAGAGATGCAGACGCTTGAGCAATGCAGAGGCGAATACAATACTACCGCTCACGCCTACCAGCTTGAGCGTCAGGCACTGCGCCACATGCGTAAGCACCTAGTCAACTTATCCTTGGACTTGCTATGGGAGGGGCGGTCAAATTCTGAATAGCGCCTACGCTACAGTACCCAGCGCCGAGTTCGTCAATCTCCTGTACGGTGTGGGTCCGACGAACAGTCAGGAGTTTTTTTAGGTGAGCGCGAAAAAGCCAGCAGACAAAAGGCAGAACAGATCGACCAAAGATCTTGGCGTGCTGCCCCAGATCGCTCTTGATCCTGCGGCCATTCCACCGGCACCGAGCCACCTGACTGAGCGTTGGCTGAAGTCTTGGGAGATCTTCTGGCGCTCACCCTTCGCGCAGGTTGTGCAGCCGGCGCAGATGCCTGCGCTTGAGCGACTGTTCTCGATGTACGACGAGCGCGAGCGGATGGACATCTACCTACGCGAGGAGCCGATGATCGCAGGGTCTCAGGGTCAGAAGATCCTCAACCCAATGTACCGACAGCGCACCTCAGTGGATGCTGAGATCCGCCAGCTAGAGGATCGGTTCGGTCTGCACCCTAAGGCAGGGCTGACGCTTGGCATCGTGTATGGTGAAGCAGCACGCAGCCTGGAGGAACTCAATGCCAGAATCGCAAACGCAGCCTTTGCGGAAGCCGAAGCCGAAGCCGACCCACGCTACATTGAAGCCGGCAACGACTCCGCAGAAGAGGCCGCTCTACTCGTCGCCGATCAGTAGTCCACCGCCACCCTCTTGGGGCGGCTTGGTCTGCCGGTGGATTGAGACCAATCTGGTTCACGGTGAGGGCGACAAGTTTGGCGAGCCATTCCGTCTAGAGCCTTGGCAGCGTGCCTACATCTGGCGTATCTACGAGTACGACGCAGCAACCCAGAAGCGCACGGTCAAGCGCGCCCTGCTCGGTACGCCAAAGGGCAATGGCAAGACCGAGCTGCTCGCCGCTATCGCCTTGGCTGAGTTGGCAGGACCAAAGGCTCCGAAGTCGCCGAACATCCCTATCGCTGCTGCATCATTCGAGCAGGCTGACCTGCTCTTTGGCACGGCGCGCATCATGCTCACGCAAGGTCCACTTGCCAAACTGTTTGAGGTCTATGACACCGAGATTCTGATCAAGGATCGCCCTGGGCGTATGTACCGAGTCGCCGCTGCTGCAGGCACAAACGACGGTGGTCGACCAACCTGCTTTATCGCTGACGAGCTGCACGAGTGGACAGGCAATAAAGAGCGCGTGCATCTCGTGCTATCCAACTCACTTGCCAAGCGAGCAGAGGCACTAGAACTCAACATCTCAACGGCAGGCTCAGACGAGAACACGCTGCTCGGACGGATGCTGACCTATGCGAAGCGCATCTCGTCTGGCGAGGTGAGCGACCCTTCCTTCCTAGTCGAGTGGTGGGCTGCCGCTGATAGCCACGACCTAGAGACTGACACTGGCCGTAGGGCTGCTCTTGAGCAGGCGAACCCTAGCGCACCGGCATTCGTAGACATTGACCGACTGCTCGCACGCGCCAACGAAGTGCCAATGCACGAGTGGCAGCGCTACCACCTCAATCGCTTTGTGCAGCCGCCAGACCGCTGGATTGGCGCAGAGGCATGGATGAAACTCGCAGACCGTGAGCGATTGCTGATTCCAGGCGAGCGCCTGAGCATCGGCTTTGACGGATCGTATGCGCGCGACGCATCGGTCCTCACCGCCTGCACGATGGACGGTCACATCTTCCTGATCAAGGCGTGGGAGAAGTCCGACACCAACCGCGATCCAGACTGGACGGTGCCGCGCGGTGAGGTGGATGCCTTTGTCGATCAGATCATGGAGACCTACGATGCGACGCTCTTCTGCGACCCTCCTGGCTGGTCATCCGAGATCGAGGAGTGGACGCGCCGGTACGGCAAGCGCGTGGCCGTGTTCAACACCGCAACGATTGAGCGCATGGGTCCAGCGGTGGACCGATTCTTCACGGCCGTAGCGACTGGCGAAGGGCTGCGCCACGATGGCTCACCGCTGCTCGCTCGCCATATCAGCAATGTGCATACGCGCCTAACGCGCTATGGGCAGGTCTTGACTAAGGCATACAAGGCTTCGCCTGACCGCATTGACGCGGCTGTCTCTGCCGTCGTCGCGTTTCAGGGTGTAAAGTTCCTACAGGTAGAACCTAAGTCAGCAGCGAAAGTGGAGTGGATCAACCTATGATTAGCAACCTTCTCGAAGTTGTGGGTGCAGCACTTGTGATTGCAGGGGTCGCGCTACTCTCTCTCCCATTGGGACTCATCGCATTGGGCGCGGCTCTTGCCGCTATCGGCTATACGCTAGGAGACCGTAAGTGAGCATCCTTCGCCGCATCCTTGGTGAGACTCGCGCTGTTGGCGGCACCTGGATCACCGACAATCAGCCTATCGTCTCTTCTGCCGGTGTCTCAATCAACAGCCACACGGCACTCTCCATCGGAGCCTACTACGCAGCGGTGAAGCTCTACGCCGACACCGTCGCATCCCTGCCATGGGATACCTACATCCGCATTGACGGCACACGCCGACCATACCGACCGTCACCGTCGTGGCTGACGATGCCGCAGCCAAACAATCCAAACTTCACTGGCTTTGACCTGAAGCACCGCATGGTCTCGTCACTGCTCATTGATGGCAATCTGTTCGTCCTGTTCATCAAGGGTCGCAACGGCGACATCGTTGAAATGCGCGTACTCGATCCGCAGAAGGTCACGATCAAGAGCGTTGACGGCGCACCTATTTATACCGTCACTGGCGATGACAATGTTGGCGTTGAGTTGACCTCCGACGCGATTCTGCACATCCCACTCTTCGCCACCGGTTCAGCGCTGCGCGCACCGTCGCCTGTTGAGCAGCACCGCACGACACTCGGCCTTGCGAGCGCCACGCAGCTGTACAGCGCGAAGTTCTACGAGCAGGGCGCAGCCCCATCTGCCGTGATCAAGATCCCTGGCGAGTTGACGCAGGATCAGGCGGACTCACTCCGGAACTCATTCAGCCGCCGCCATGAAGGCATCGAGAAGATGCACAAGATCGCGGTGCTGACCGGTGGTGCAGACTTCCAACAGATGTCAATGAAGATTAGCGATATGCAGTTGGTTGAGACCCTGCATTGGGGCGTTGAGTCCATTGCTCGATTGATGGGCGTACCGCTGCATCTGCTCCAGTATCCAGGTGGCAACAGCTCCTACAACAGCGTTGAGATCGTCAGCATCGAGTGGCTGCGCCTTGGTCTTGGACCACTCGTCACTCGCCTAGAGGCTGGCTTGCAGCGTCTAGTTCCAGGTGCGGATCAGACCTTCATCAAGTTCACCCTTGATGGCCTGCTGCGCCCTACGACCAAAGAGCGCTACGACGCATACGCCATCGCGCTGAATAACGGCATCTTGTCGCTCAACGAGATCCGCCGTCTTGAAGATCGCGCAGATGTTCCTGGTGGCGACGAGCATTACAAGGCACTGAACATCGGCGTAGTTGGTCAGGAGCCACAGGCTTGAGCTACATCATCGTTGACCTTGACGGCACGCTCATCCTGGACAATGAGCAGCCGAATCAGCCGCTGATTGATCTGCTCAATGAGGAGGTCATGTCTGGCGACAAGCAACTCATCGTCGTCTCTGCTCGAAGCATTGACCGCCTAGAGGAGACGCGCGCCTGGCTTCAGGAGTACAAGGTTGCAGGCGTTGAAGAGGTACATCTCAACGACTTTGACGGCTCACCCTTCGCAACCGGCTTGGCGTTCAAGGAGTACAAGTATGGCCTTCTGAAGGAGCAGTACGGCGCAGAGTTGGAGTGCGCGATTGACAATGATCCAACTGTGCGAGAGATGGCTCGCGGTCTTGGTCTTGATGCCTACTCGCCTGACGAATATCTCGCCGACGAGAACCGCGCTGTCTATGAGGTTCCTGACTACATTCGCAACGCCGCAGCTCGTGGCTTGTCATTCGTAGAGGACGGTCTTGCAGGAGATGGCTTGCAGCCGCAGACCATCTCCGAGGCACGCGAACTCGCAGCAGGGCGAGCAGACACCGACAAGGTGATCCGCATGGCCGCATGGATTCGCCGACACCGTGGCGACTGGGAAGGCGTGCCGCAGAACAGCAATGCAGATGACGAATCGTTCCCTGGACCTGGGGCTGTTGCCGGATATCTTTGGGGTGTGGAAACGATTGATGCAGAGTCAACTGATCGCGTACTCTCGTGGGCAGATCGACTCATCGCGTCTGAAGATAGGGAGATCATTGATATGAAAGAGAAAGAGACACGCTCACTGCCGATTGGCGAGTACCGTCTTGCCGAGGCTGATGCTGACGGTCAGCGCACCTTCAGCGGCTACGCTGCGATCTGGAACAGCGCGAGCGCTGGTCTGCCATTCGAGGAGCGCATTGCGCCTAACGCATTCAAGCGTTCACTGGCTCGCGCATCCGCAGGGCAGAAGATCATCTCTTTCCTGTTTGGTCATGACGAGACGCGCGCACTAGCAACGACCGCGAGCGGCCGCCTTCAGTTGACCGAGGACGAGACTGGTCTGCGCGTTGAGGCGAAGCTAGATCCAGCCGATCCAGACGCTGCCAAGGTCATCTCAATGCTGACGCATGAGAGCGCCGCTGCCGGTATGTCATTCGGCTTCCAGAAGGTTCAGGATGCGTGGGATGGCAACAACCGCACGATCAAGGAAGCCAACCTGTTCGAGGTGAGCATCCTTGCCGCCGGTGGTCAGACCCCTGCCTATCCTGCAACCCTTGGTCTTACGGCAATCCGCCAGGTCACTGCGCCAAAGATCGGCGTAGAGGCTGAGGCGTTGATGGCCACACTTGAGTCAGTCAAGGCTGGACGAGAACTGTCCACCGAGGAAGTGGCTGTCATTGATGCTGTCCGCTCGAAGCTCGCGCCAAAGCAGGAGAAGGTCATTGACCCATCCGTCGCTGCGGCAATGCTGGCGATTGTAGCGGCAGAAGGTGAAGCACTCTAGGTCTCGTGCCTGCGCCCCACCGCCCTGAGTAGGCGAGTCCGCGTTAGAGCAACCCACCGAGGAGAGCAAAGTAGATAGTCCGCCTATGCGCGGAGAAAGGAAGTGGACACTATGTCCGACTTCGCAAATCTCGCTGACAAGCGAGCAAACCTCCTGACGGAGGCGCGCGGCATTGCCGTTGATGCCGCCGATAAGGGTCTCGCCCTGGAGGGCGAGGACAAGGCGCGCTTCGAGAAGCTCATTGCTGAGGCCGGCACGCTTGCCGAGGCGATGAAGTCCGAGAAGAACGCTGCGGAAGCACGCAAGGCTGCTGACGAGGCTCGCGCCGAGTACGCCGCTGTTGTGGCTCCTAAGGCTCCTACTGCCAAGAGCGATTCCGACCGCCTTCGCGCGATTGGTCTTGCCGGCGGCAATGAAGTCTTTGAGTTCCGCGATGTGACCAAGAGCAGCAACCTGGGCGATCCAGTTGCCGTGTTCCCACGCGTCAATGTTGTGGCTGGTCAGATCAACCCATTCATCAACCCAGATGTGGTCGATGTGATCCGTGTTGCCACCGGCAATGCGATCAAGTTCCCACGAGCCACGGCTCTTGGAACCGCGACCGCTCCTGGCGAGGCTGGCACGATTGTTGAGAGCGACCCAACGATGGGTACGCTCCAGCTGACCCCTGCTGGCTACAAGATCCTTGTACAGGTCTCGGATGAGCTTGTGCAGGATGCGGCCTTCGACATCGCTGCGTTCATTGCGGACGCTGCTGGTCAGGAAGTCGCCATCGCTCACGGTGCAGCCGCCGGTACGGCCGTCGTGAACGCTGCTGGTACAGGCGTAACTGGTGCGACGTTCGTGCCTACCTACGCTGAACTCAACTCGCTCCAGTACTCGGTGAAGCAGCAGTACCGATCAGCCCCTAAGGCTGGTTGGTTGATGTCCGATGCGACCCTTGGAACGATCCTTGGAATCACATCGTCCAGCCTTCCGCTGTTCCAGCCAGGTGGTCAGGGTGGCGTTGATCGCCTTCTTGGCAAGCCTGTCTACACCGCTTCAGGGATTGCTGACATTGCTGACAATTCCAAGCCAATTCTGTTCGGTGACCTTGGCCAGATCAAGACCGCCCTCGTTGGTGGGATTGATGTGAGCGTATCTAGGGAGTTCGCCTGGAACCTGGGCTTGGTGTCGTACAAGGTGCAGGTTCGCGGTGCGACCGGCCTTGCTCAGTCAGAAGCCGTCAAGCTGTACGTCTGCAACTGATCCGTCAGTAGCAACGAATAGTTCGTGGGGAAGGGGAGTCGCTTCGGCGGCTCCCCTGAACCGCAAGTAAGGAGACCAATGCTCGTTCGACTCTGCAAGCGACGCGGTGAATATCCAAGCGGCTCAATCGTTGATCTGCCAAAGGCAGAGGCGGAGAGTCTGATTGGGTTTGGCTTGGCTGAGGCTGTTGCAGATGTCGACGCAGAGGCACCAACGCGGCTCGTAGAGCGCGCGAAAGTATCAAATGGTATGAGGACTGCTACCCTGCCAACAGAGACCGCCAGCGTGGCGGAAACCGTGGAGGATGAAGCGTGAGCATTGCTGCCTCCACCGTCACGATCACGACCAGCCCAACGCTGATTGCGACTGGCTTGAATGGCGCATCGTGGGTCTACCTGCACGCGCCAACCGGTGCCAACACCGTCTATATCGGACCAAGCAATGTGACCACGGCGACAGGACTGGAACTGCCAAAGGGCGCACTACAAACATTCTGGCTTGCCGAGACTGACAAGCTCTACGGTATTGTCGCTACATCAACCCAATCGCTAATGACAATGCAGACAGGAGGTCGCTAATGAGTTATGCCCTTCTCTCGGAGTTCAAGGCTGCGGTCAACATTACCGATAGCACGGATGACAGCGCACTCCAGTCTGTACTTGATGCAACCGACACGCTGATCGATCTCTACTGCGACCGTAAGACCGGCTTTGGCACCGCGACCGAGACGCGCTATTACACGGCTGAGAACTATCAGTATTGCTTGACCGATGATCTCGTCAGCATCACGACGCTTCAGACCGACGATGATGCCAACGGCACCTACGAGACTACCTGGACGAGCGGCACCGACTATGTGCTAGCTCCGCGCAATGCTGCGCTTGATGGCTTCCCATACACCGAGATCGACACGAGCGTCACTTGGCCGCGCAACTTCCCTAAGGATGTCTATCTCGGCGTGAAGGTGGTCGGCGTGTTCGGCTTCCCATCGGTACCTGCTGCGGTCAAGCAGGCGGAGATCATTCAGGCAGGCGCTGTCTGGAATAGCCGCACCGCGCCATTCGGCGTGATCGGATCGGCAGACCTTGGCGGCATCCTCCGCATGAGCCGCGCGCTCCATCCAGAAGCTGCACTCATCCTTGAACCGTACCGAAAGCGTGGAGGGTTGGCACGATAATGGCACTTGGCAATACCTACAATCTTGAGATCAAGCAGGGCGCGACACTCTCGCTGACTGCCACCTGGAAAGACTCCACCGGCACGGCAGTCAACCTGACTGGCTACACGGCACGGATGCAGGTGCGCTCAACCTACGATGCGGCCACCACGATCCTCAGCCTCACTAGCACCGCCGGAGACATTGCGCTTGGCGGCTCGGCTGGCACGATTGCGATCACCGCATCTGCCACGGTTACCGCTGCGCTGACTGCGCCGTGGTCTGGCGTGTGGGATCTGGAACTTGTCTCTGGCGGCGGCGTGGTCACTCGACTTCTGGAAGGAGCTGCGACTGTCTCGCCTGAGGTGACGCGATGAGCGTAACGGTCACCAAGACCGAGCAGACGGTCACGGTCACGCAGAACAATCAGACCGTCACCCTCACCCCAGTCACGCAGACCGTTGAGGTTGCCGCCGCAGGACCACAGGGCGCAACAGGCGCAACCGTCGTCAGCGTCGCTGTCGGCTCTACGACCACAGGTGCGGCAGGATCGTCAGCATCGGTCAGCAACTCAGGATCATCAACCGCTGCCGTCTTGAACTTCACCATTCCGCAGGGAATCCAAGGCGCAACAGGATCGACTGGCGCGACTGGTGCCACCGGTGCGACAGGAGCCAAGGGCGATAAGGGCGACACTGGTACGGCCGCGACCGTGGCGGCAGGCACCACGACCACAGGCGCACCTGGGTCATCGGCTGCAGTCTCCAACGCTGGCTCTTCTAGCGCCGCAGTATTCAACTTCACGATCCCACGCGGCGATGTTGGCGCGACAGGTGCGACTGGAGCCACAGGTGCGACCGGCGCTAAGGGTGACAAGGGCGACACAGGAGCAACAGGAACAGCAGCCACGATTGCGGCAGGCACGACCACAACAGGTGCCGCAGGTACTTCTGCCTCAGTCAGCAATAGCGGCACATCAAGCGCTGCGGTGTTCGACTTCACGATTCCGCGCGGCAACACAGGCGCCACAGGGGCGACAGGTGCGGCTGCAACCGTCGCTGCCGGTACAACCACCACAGGCGCGGCTGGCTCTTCTGCCAGCGTCACGAATAGCGGCACATCGAGCGCCGCAATCTTTGACTTCACGATCCCTCAGGGAGCAAAGGGCGACACTGGGAACACTGGCGCGACAGGAGCGACAGGTGCGACAGGTGCTACTGGTGCAGCTGCCACGATTGCGGCTGGTACAACGACGACTGGCGCAGCAGGAACCTCAGCGTCGGTTGTCAATGTTGGAACATCAAGTGCAGCGACCTTCAACTTCACCATCCCACGCGGTGACAAGGGCGATACCGGCAACACTGGAGCAACAGGTGCGACTGGAGCCACAGGCGCTGGCGTACCAGTCGGCGGCACCGCCGGTCAGGTTCTCTCAAAGATTGACGGCACGGACTACAACACGCAATGGGT